TTGATACAACCAGTTACAACTAAGGACTTAATACAATTTCTCCAGTATGCGTTCCATGCTGGGGAAGACGTATTATTTCTAGCGTTTGTATTAATGATTACATTCTCTGTTGCTGTAAGCATTAGAAGGATTATGGTGGGTTATAAGCAATCATGATGGAGAAGTTTGTTAAGTTCTTAAAAGGTGGATTTGAAGCGGTTATAAAGTCGTTAAAAACGTTTATTGATTTTTTAGCTACACCATTTCAATATCTACTGGATTTTTTGAAAGGAATCTTTTATTTCATAGAAAAGCTGTTTCAGGTTGTAGTAGCAATTATAAAATTATTCGTTGCCTTGTTTCAGTTTTTAGGTGCTGTAATAGCGGGATTCTTTAAAACTTTATTTCTATGGGTACAACCTAATTTTGATGGTGGGAATGTATCGTTTCCTAGTGCATCAATGAAAGGTTTTAAAGTAGCTACTGATATATTACTTCCCACTGGATTACTTACAGTTATTCCGGCTGTGGTCACATGTTTTATTTGGTACTTGTTTGTTAAAAAGCTCATGGATCTATTCAGAGGTGGTCATCATTAATGAATGCGTTAATTGATACAATATTTAATCCTGTTCTTGGTTGGCTTGCACAAATGGCAAAGTATTTAAGTGATTTAAGCGTACCGGCAAGCCGTCCTTTGCGAATTAGTGATTACCTTGGAGTATTTGCTTATTTATACGGTTGGACAACCGTTATAACGACGTTATTCGCTTTAGTTTTCGTATATTTTGTTTGTTACATCATCATGACTTACAGTAGTTTATTTATTCGATTTAAAGATACAGTGAAATGGTGGTAATGATATTGAATATTGTAGGACAAGCAATTTTATTAATATTTTTTACGACAGTTGTTTCTTGGATGGTAATAGATACATTGAATTTCTTTAGAGGTATAGAAGAATGATTTATGCAACGTTGGGGTTTATTAGTTGGATTTTGATTTTGATTTGTGAAGTAACATCGAGAAAAGGAGATTTAAAATAATGCAGGCTTTTAATGCGATGTTTGAGTTATCTAGTGCGGTTTGTTTATCTGTATTTCTTTTTATAGTTTTACCATATATGTTTTTCAAAAATAAAATGTCAAAGTGATAAAAACGAATGTTAAATATCAATTAGTTTATATAGTTCGTTAAAAAGATTCAAAATGTCATGGCAGCGGGACTAGATCCAAGAGATTTTGAAATGAAAAAGCGAACGTTTTGGAGGGTTTTATAAATGTTAGCTAAAACAAAACGGAAAGTACAGCCACAATTTGAAGGGCATAGAGCATTGATTATTAAAGAAGAAGGAACATGTGTAGTTGAACAGGTTATATCGTTTGATTCGGAGATTTTAGAAACGAGTACAGCCATGTTACCACGTGAGAATGAATTGAGATTACTTGATGATAATCATGGTTATGTGTATCACATTTACAACTTAGAAAAGCCAGCAAGAATTGAAGCGGAAAATTTGAAAATGTTACGTCGTTCTAGTGCATTAAAGGGAATTTTTGATTTTGATACAGGGAAGAAACCTTTTGACATTATTGGTTTTATGCCTTGGGTAATTATTGTATTGCTAGCTATTTTTAAATAATGGGGTGGAGTAAATGAGTGTTCAGGAAATGTTAACGAAAGATATTTTAGAAGAAGAAGGTTCAAACGAAACGATTGAGACTGTTCAACTGTTTCAATTCATGAAAAAACATGCTGTGCCATTAACAAAGAAACAACAAATGGCTATGTTATTGCTTAATGAAAATGGATTATCGGACATTTCTTTATATATTGCTGGAATGAAAGAAGAAGTATTGCCATTGAGTGAATACCACAAGACACTTGAAAAATTAACGCTTTCTGACCGAATTAAAGGTAATGCTAAATTAAGTCATTTACTGAAAGCAAATGCGAATCCTTCATTATCATTGTCAGCAAATAGCGCAAAAGTTGTTAAAGGGAATGAGTTAGCATGAACATAATGGTTTTTGAGGGCTTTCTCGGTAGCGGTAAAACGTTTGGTATGAGTTTGTTTGCAAAACACTATGAAGAAAAGAGTGGCTGTGTATTGTACAGTAATTACGGTTTAATTGGGTCTAAACCATTTGTAACTTTAGATACGTTTCATGATATTGCAAAAGAGAAATCTAGTATCTTAAATCTCGATGAAGCGCATATTGATCTTGATGCTAGAAGTTTTTCAAGTAACTCGGTAAAGTTCTTTTCTCAATTGTCTTATTACCTTAGAAAACTACGTTGTACGTTGTTTATTACCTCACCATCATTTGATGATTTAGATTCACGTATAAGAGGTATTACAAACGTTCTCGTTAGGGTATCGAATGATAAAAACTATTTTTATTACAAAATGTATGATGTTCAATCTAAACGATATTTAAAAACAATGCGTATTCAAAAGAAGAAAGCTTTTGCTATTGGTTCAAAAGTTTATGATACGACAGCAATGGTTTCTCCAGTACAAGTTCCAGATAAACGACAAGACTTCATGGAATTTTTAGAAGCGTTGAAGTCGACCGCCGAAGAGTACGGACGCCAGTACAAGCATTCAGCGTAAGCTGTATGCGCGGTGCAGGCGGGAGGACTTCATAAGATTATATAAATTAAATAAGGAAGGTACGTTATAGATGGGAATTTTAAAGAAGAAAAAATTTAGAGAAGAAGTGAAAAGAATAAATAAAGCACATGGAGAAATGAGAGAATTTCTAGATTTGCTCATGGATCGCTACGGATTAGATGAAGAAGAAGTAAAAAATTGTGAAGTAATTAAACATCATTTTGATAATTTAGATTTGATGTTTAGTCAAATGGCAAAATAATGTTCGTGATTTAGGTGTGAAATGTAACGGCAGCCGTGCATATTTTCCAGGGGCTTTTAATGAAAATACGAACATTAAGTATGAGGTGAAGAGATTTGATACATGTAGATTGGTTGAAAACTATGGCGAGAGACGGATTATTTTATGGTTCATTCATTGCTGTAATTGTTTTCTTGCTAAATTGGTTTACGGGTTAGGTTTTAAAGGTCTTCCTTCGCTTTTGAGGTTGGAGATTGGCTGGGGTGTGGGGCTAGCCCCGCATAGCGTAATGGGTAAATAGAATAAAAGAAAATATAAAGGTCGGTAGTACAAGCGTTTAGGCTCGTATAATGGATAGGCAAGTTGATAGTTAAATATATTCACTTTTGAGTTTATCGACTTGGCGATGAAGACAAACGAGCCTAAAAAAGTTATGCAAGAATGTAGCGTAGCGGAAAAGGTGGAGATTTTATGAAGCAGAGCGTAAGAAAATACTACCTGTTTCTTGTTTAACCTTTTAGCAAATACAGATAGAGGGTTGTTTTGATGGAGAATGTTATTGTTACGTTGTTTGGTACTCTAGGGATTTGTTTCTTGTTTAAAGGCATGCTAGATACTTTAAAAGAAGGGTGATATTTGTGGATTTGCCTGTTTGTAATGAAAAAGAGGTAACTGTTTTATCTAAGACATTGAAATATTTGAGAAGTGATCAATCTAATCAAGTTAAGGTACATAAAGAGTATTTAGAGGACAGAGGTTGGATTTTTGATGATTTAACTTATATAGATAGCAATATCTATGTAGTTTATAAAAAAGAGGTTGTAAAGCGAAATAAGGCGTTTTAAGGGGTGTATATATGTTTAAAAAGTTTTATCGTGAATATATCCATGTATTGTTTAATATTGTTGCGATGTTTTTTTATTTTAGTTGGTGTTTAGTTGGTGCTGAATTTAATTTATTAACTCTAATAGCAATTGGAATTGCCCTTTTTATTTTTGTTAAGTATGTATCTATGGATAAGAAATTTGTTAATGAAAATATAGATAAATTAAAAGACAAAAAGATGATTTTTAGGAAATATGCTATAAGTGGTGAAGATATTGGATATGCAGTTTTTACAAATTTTTTATTGTTTATTTTGTATTTAGGAATATCCGTATATTTTAAGCCTTTAAGTGTAATGGCTTTATTATTTGCTTTTATTGTTAATGTTAGTTTTCTTATGTTAACTCTTAGAATAATGAGTAGATTAAGTTTAAAGAATAGTAAAGTTTAAGAGGTGTATATATGTTTGCTAAGTATTATAGCCAAGATGATGAATTTATGTCGCCACTTCAATTTATAGCTTTGGGTGGTATTATGAGTTTTCTTATTAAATTTGGTTGTATTTCGCCTAGTGTGAATATGTTAACGTTATTTGTTACTTTCGTTACTTGTATTGGATTATGTTATTTTTTTCTACTTTTAATAACAAAGTATTTTTATAGATTTCTTGCTAAACATCGTGATAATTTACATGTTTATTTATGTAATAAGTACAATGAAAAAATAGCAAATAGAATCGGTTTATGTATTGGTTTAGTTTATATTGTAGGGGTGTTAGTTATATGTTTGCTGATTTAAAGTTGAATTTTAAATTTTGGTTAACTGTAGTTTTTGATATATGTATGCTTGCAATGATCTGTGTTGTTACAACAAAGTATGTATCTGATATATATAGTGATTTGTTTATTTTCACGACAGGATTTTTAATACTATTAATTTGGTATTCTGTTAGAGTGTATTTGATAGATTTAATCAGAAAAAAACCTATCAATAATTAAAATTTAATATTTTTTTATTGAAAAACCATATGTTTTTATTTACAAACCATATGGTTTTTGTTATATTAAATTTAGTTAATTGATAGGAGGTTGTTTTTATGACAGTTAAAGAAAAGAAAAAAACTTGGGCATTTACATTTACTGAAAGTGAAATTCAGATAATAGATGAAATTGTAGATATAGAGAATGATAGAAGACATTCAATTGCTAGAGAACATAATTTACCGTTTAAAAAATATAATCGTTCTACATTTGTGCTTGCAATGATTGAAGAAAAGAAACGTAAGTATCAAGAGCAAGGAGAAATTTAATGGAAATTGTTTTAGGTGTTAGTGCGTTTGGTTTGTATATTTCGTTTTTAATATTTTTATATTGGATGGCATTAGATTTTTTAGCTTGGTTATATAAAAAGATTTAATAAAATCGTTATTTTATTGGTTTTCTCTTAACTTGTTAATATTAATAGGGGATAGAGTCTAACTTTTTTAAAATTATATTTTGGAGGTCGTAACTATGGAAGAATTGTTACATAAGATTATTGATAAATTAGACAAGATTGATAAGGATATTCAGGAGATTAAAACTGATATTAAGGCTCACCGAATTGAAACTGATGATAATTTTATTAAGCTATATCATTTAGTTGAAGAAAAAGATATTGAGATTGATGTGTTGAATAAGCGTTTGTTTAAGAACGAGGCGACAGTTGAACGTATTAAGAGGGAAAAGCATTAGGAGGAAATTGTCGATGGCATATAGTTATTGTGTGGATTGTGAGCGTGTGTATAACTGTGAAGATGAAAAGTGTTGTTGTGGAAGTAAAAAACGTTCTGTTGATTGGGAAGAGTTTGCTTTTATTATGGGTTATCCGTTATATCCTGTTAAGAAAAAATACGGTGTTTTTCATTTAGATTTATCTAAACGTTTAGATGCTGATGCTCTATGTGATCTTAAAGCAGATAATCCAGAACTTTTTTATTATGAGTTTAAAGGTTGGAAAGAAAGAGAATTGAAAAAGAGAAATTAATAATAAATATTTTGGAGTTAGTGGGTGTTTTGTTTGTCTAATTCGAAGGAAAATTTCCAGTTGCGAAATGAGGAACCCCCGTCCAGTAACACGGGGGTTCCCGGGCCATCTGATATTTACACAATCCCTTCCCTGGACTGGGTTCAAGTCACTTTCAAATCTGTACAGAATTCACAAAAAAATGCACGGAAAATTATTAGTAAAATTTCCAGTTTTTAATGAAGCTTAAAAGATTCTTATATTGGTATAATATTTACAAGGAGGAAAATGGAAACTCTTTACATATGGTGTATGACATTGTATGCTTCAATTGAGGAGGTTATATAATGTCAAAAGTTAAAGGTATTCGTTTGAATTTAAGAGTTTCTGAAGATGAGTATAACAAGTTGCAGTATGTTAAAGAATGTTTACTTATGGAAGGTCTTGATCTTAAAGATTCAGCTGTTATTCGTTATGCTTTATTACAGACTTATAAGGATTATAAAGAAATGAATGATTTGTTGAAATCAAGGAATTGAATAGCTGATTTCATGTTTCTACTGGGGGCTAGTAACACCCCAGTAGAAAATACAGGTCAATCACCTCCGAACGCTTGTGGCTCTAGGGTTCGTCCTTCTTTGTTTTTTTCACGGTTCTTTTAAAAAATAGGCAAAAAATTCGCGGTTTTTATTTTGCTTTTATTGTATTGTTTTAGAGGTGTTTGTATGGAAAAACATATTGAAAAATTGTCTCTTTCGGTTTGTGTGGACTGGTTGGAGTTTACTTTTGTTTATGGTGAAGAGTTTGAATCTATTTGTAGTTTTTTAGGTCTAGATCCTACTGTTTTTTCTAAGGAAATAGATGGTTTTCACAAGTCTTATGGTTATTTGTCTAGATATTCTTTTGAAGAAATACACATTCTTATGCATGGTGCTGATAATCGTTCTAGAATTATTATGTCTGGTTCTGGTTGCAGATGGTTTGAAACATTATCCTCTGTTGGCTGGTATGGTTTGTTTGATAGGATTGCATTTGCAGACGAACATGGTTTTTCTTGGATTAAAGTTGACCGTTTAGATATTGCTATTGATGATTTTGTAGGTTATTTTTCTGTTAAAAAATTAAAGTCTAAAATAAAAAGAAGAGAATGTTTGAGTCGTTGGAAAACAAGTTTTGTTGTTGAAACTTTTGATTTAGAACAGGGACGATTGCAGGGTTCTACGATTTATTTTGGAAGTGCTTCTAGTAAATTGAGATGGGTTGTTTATGATAAGTTAGAAGAGCAGAAAAAAAAGAATAAAGATAGTGATTCGATTCAAGGTTTAGAATTTTGGACTAGGCATGAGTTGCGTTTGAAAAAGGAGCGTGCTGATCGTGCTGTTAAACAACTTGTAGTTAATGATTTTAGTATTGAAGAAATGTATTTTGGTATTATAAATAATTATATTTCGTTTCGTGTTGTCGATAAGGAAGATTCTAATAGAAATAGGTGGAATATTGCACCTTTTTGGAGGCAATATATAGGACAAGCAAGTAAATTAAGATTAGCAGAGGCTTTACCTGTTGCAAATGTTGAGCGTACGTTTAAATGGTTGTCTCATAGTGTTTCTAAAAAATTATATTTGTTGTCTGAAATTTTTTCGCAAGATGATGATACAAAGAAAGAGTTTGCTAGTTATTTAGAAAATAAGGGCAAACAAAAAATCACGAAAGGGGATTTAGACTTAATAGAAAATTTCCCAATTCGTGACTTCAAAGAATTTTTAAAGATTTATAATGAAAAATGTCTAAAATAA